AAGAGCTTTACTTTCAGATATTCACTGGGATAATCCTAAGTGTGATCGTGAAATGTTAAAGAGACATCTTGACTATTGCCTTGAGCAGAATATCCCTATTTTTATTAATGGGGATTTTTTTTGCTGCATGCAGGGCCGTATGGATCGCAGAAACAATAAGTCAGACATAAGGCCAGAGCATAATAACTCAAAGTACTTGGATAGCATAGTAGAAACTGCGGTAGAATGGTGGTCTCCTTATGCTTCAATATTAACTGTTATTGGATATGGCAACCATGAAACTTCTATAATTAAGTATTCTGAAACTGACATCCTTCAAAGATTTGTAGACCTATTTAACTACAAGAATAAAAGCAATGTATATGTGGGTGGATATGGTGGGTGGATAGTTCTTAAATATGATTTAAGACCTAGCACTTCAATGACAAAAAATTTGAAGTACCATCACGGAATCGGTTTAGGAGGAATTGTTACACGTGGTGCCATTAACTTAACAAGATCATTAGAGATGTATGAAAACATGGACATCTTTGTAATGGGTCACATCCATGAGAACTCAAGTAGAAATGATGTTAGAGATACCCTTCAGTATAACAAAGGAAAGCGGATTTACGAACTACAGCAAAAGCAGATTCACCTTGCTATTACAGGTACATACAAGGAAGAGTACGGTGATGGTAGTCAGGGATGGCATGTAGAAAGAGGGGCACCAGTTAAGCCAGTTGGAGGCAGAATTTTGACCTTGCATGGCAGAAGGTATGTAAAAGATGGGTCAGATAATTATGAACTATTAGTAGATTCACATAAATTTCCGTTATGAAAGCAGTATTAGAATTTGATTTGCCTGAAGATCAGGATGATTTTCAAGCAGCAATAAACGGACATAACTACAAGAGTGCCATCTGGCATTTTGACGAACATCTGCGTTCTGAAATGAAGTACAAGGAATTGTCTGATGAGACTTATCAGGCTTATAAGTATTGCCGTCAGCAATTAAGAAAGATACTTGAAGAAGACAACCTATTTATCGAACAATAATGCCACTACCTAAGCCAAAGCCTGCCGAGACGCAGAGTGAGTTTATCTCACGATGCATTACCGACCCAATAATGGAGCGAGAGTTCCCTGAAAGTAAACAAAGAACTGCTGTATGTTATTTTCAATACACCAATGGAGGATCAAAGAATTAAAATAGCTATTGTTGCTTTTCTTGCAGGGGCAGTCTTAACATTCGTGGTTTACCCAAGACAAGAGCAAGAGACTGTCTACAAGTTTGAAACCGTGACAAAAACGGACACTTTGTTTGTCGACAAATTGGAGACAGTTTACATCCCTAAAACCAAGATAAAAACCGAAGTTTTAAGGGATACAATACTAATCGATTTTAAGCCGCAAATTAGCCTGTTTAAGACCACTATACCTTTCAACTCCTTGTTAAAACCGAGTGCATCAGTTTCCTACTTGGACAACAAATACTTGTTTCAGTATCAGTACCAGCCAATGGAGAAGGTACATCAGATAGGAGTTAGTAAAAAGTTATTCTAAAGGTTAACAAAAGTTCCCAATCTGTGAACTTATAAGTACCCAAGTAGCATACCGTTGGATCTGCTCTTGGGTCATTTTTTATTATACAATTCGGATATTTTCCGAATTACTTATTTAGGCTTGACAATATCCTTTAGCTGATTAAAAATAGCCTCTGCATTATCTCCCCAATACATATCACATTTGCCATCTTTAATTGGAGGTACAGAAAAATAGCTTTGCCAATCGCTAGGCTTTGCCGTATAACGATAGCAAGTTTCTTTGTAGGGACAATCTGTCCCTGGGCACATCGTGATGTCACTCATATTATATGCATTTAAGCGTTTTAATGCACTTTTGTCTGATTTATACGACATTGCATATAAAAACAGAGGTTATTGTGCAATATATTACACATTATCACTAATCTTAAGTAACACTAGATAACCAATCAAGTCATTTACCACATCCTCATCATCTTTCTCCAAGCTTCCGTTCTTGATTCGCTTTAGCTTATCATCAATTCGGATCAGTAGTCCTTCTTTTGCGGACAACTGGCTAAACACACCTAAAGGCTCTAATGCTGAGTTGCCGTACTTACGATTCTTGTCGATAAGCATTTTCTCTATGCTATCAAGAACTTCTTCTACCTGGATTGCGAATGGAGGTGTCATGCGTGTATCTTTAAAAACTCAATCCACCATTTAACTAAACAGGTCGTGAGCAACAGAGACAAAATTATAATTGATGTCTTCTTTAAGTAGCTTTTCTTTATCATAGTATTGCTTGAACGAGATAAACCTATCTCCTTTTAGATATTGGCTAGTCCTAAACTTAGACCTTCCTTTCTTAATCAGTAAGCCATCTCCAAACAGAACATAGAACTCGTTTTCAGCAACTATTTCATTAAACTCTAGGTACTCAATCCACCACTCACTAGGTTTGCGGTTTTCATCGAGTACCTTGGTCGCAGATAGGTATCCAAAGGGATTGAGTACTTGAGCTTCTTCCATCTTATTTAAAGAATCGTTTGATTACACTTTCTTTCTGTTCCTTATGCATATATAGCTTTTGCCTTAATATTTCAATAAGTTCAATAGCTACATGGTTTTCTATTTCGGCTATATTTTCTTTATAGTCAATAACCAAGTTTCCTGTTTCTGAATCGACATAAAAGTCCAACTCTTCGTATTTGTATTTAATCATTATCTGTAATTGTGGTGTAAGTGTCTTGTTATCAGTTGTAGCTTGATAACATATCTAGGATTCTCTAGCAGTTCTGTAAGCCTAGGCTCTACCATGCCCATGAAGTGGTTAAAGAATATCTCTCCTGCCTCTGGATGGTCTTCCATGTCTGGGTCAGCTTTAATTCCATTTCTCTCACAGAATACGCAGGATCGTACCGCTCGTTTAATCTGTTCCTTTGAGTATTTCATCAATTTTCATATTTAAGTAAGTGATGAAAATAGCAAGCACGAGTGCAAAAATTCCTAGAGACTTAGTCATTAAATATAGGCAGGTCATAAAACCCAAAGTTATATTTATGTATCTAGCTAAATTCCAAATCTGCCTTTTCATTTTGGTGTAAATTTAATAGGATGTGATATTTCATTTCCATTAAAGTCTAAGAGTTTGCCGTTCATTTCAAAGTGTACCTCCATATGTTTATTCTTATAGTTCTGAATCAGCAGCTTGATTTTTTCTTGAACATCTTCAATGGAGAGAAACTCTCCATATCCGATGTCTTGCCATTCTGTGTATTCGTTGAACTTATTAATAAACCTACGCTTCAGAACAAAGTTAGAATGGGAGGTCGTTGCTTTCTTTCTCGGCATACTGAGGTTTAGATTGATATGCTTGCTTTTTCTCTACCACCATCGCTGGTTTACCATCAGACCAAAATACTTTGCCTGATCCTGTCCAGAACTTTTGTTTTTTAGCCTCTCTGTCCTCTTTTGTCTGAGATACATAGGATTGAACATTTTGTCCGTAATCGTTCGCCTCATCGTTCATTGAGATGGTCAATGATACTCCTTTTAGACCCTTTGCCTTAACTGTGGTAAGTAGGGTTTCTAGTGTTTCCTGCTTTAGGAAGATTTCTGATAAATTTGCCATTTTTTTAATTGTTTTTGGTTTGTATTGTAATATTAACTTATTGATTTATTGGATTCAAGAAAATTCTGATATTTTTCATAGAAGTCATCAAAGTTTTTAACTATCCAGTACTGACCTCCTGACTTTTCTATGGCCTCTTGATATACTTTCTGATGCTCTGACTGCCTATCTCTGCCTATTTTCACTTCTATCTTTACCGACCTACCTAGGATTGTAGCTGAAATATCTGCTGATCCTTTTGTTGCCGTTGACTTGCCCCAGGTCATAGAGCCAATGGTCTTGGTTCTGCCTATGACATCGGTGACTTGCTTTCGATTGTCGATTGGTCTACCCATAGTATTGATTCGCTCTGCTTGGTATCCACTAAGCTCTAGGAACTCCTTGACGCACTTGGTAAGTCCATTGGCGGTCTTATCCTCGTACTTCGGTGCTGATATCGCATACTTAGGCACATTCGGATAAGATTCTAGCATCGACTCTTGCTTGAGTTGTTTAAGAATGTCAAGTGGTTTCATCAAAAAGGCAAATCAAAAGCCTCTAAATGCAAAACAGGAGTCTTGTAGTCTGTGCCAAATCTGGACATATATTCAAATGCAAGAACCCTATTTGCTTCTCTCATCTTTAGCCAAATCCCTTGGGTGTAGGTCTTATCATAGTCTCCAGGTCTCTGCTCCATAAACTTATCCCAGAATACTTCAAATGGGATTTCTGATACTTCGTCTAGTGCTTCAATCATTTTTGTGTTTGTTTTTGTTCTTCAATTTTAATGTGGCATCTTTTGCAAACTGATATTAATTCATACAAAGGTTCATCGTAAATGTTATTGTAGGTTAAATGATGTACCTCTTGAGCTTCATTTGTAAGACAAGCTTGGCATAAATAATTATCCCTTTCCAAAACCTTTTTCCTTTTTAACTTCCATTTTTCTGAACTTAGATATTGGTTGTATTTGTCCCAGGCCTCGTCATTTTTTATTCTGTGTAATCCCACAATAACCTGTTTATAGAATTCATCCTTTAGATATCTTATATCGTTATTAAATTCCTGTACATCATCAAAGTTTTCTACCGATGACCTTTTTAAATCCATTGATAACTCTCCGCAACAGAAACATTGTTTTCTTAAATTTTGAATACCATCTTGCCTAGTAAACTTTACAAATTGCATATCATGAGATAGGCATTCTATTTCAACTACTGCATACTTATATCCTGCATCACCTTTGTAATAATATTTTGCTATAACATTTTTGGATTTATGTTTAATGTGATTCATTTCTTTAAGTGTTTATAAATCGTGGTTCTACTAACATTCAGTAACTCTGCTAACTCAGAGCGGTTAAAATCAGGGATGGTCTTATGAATCATCTCAATTTTCTTTTCTATGGACTCATTTTTCATCGAGCGAATAATCTCACTAAGTTCATTCGATTCCAAGCTGCTGACCTTAATCTTCTTAGACATTGCAATAAAGTAGTTACTCAATTTCTCTGCCTTCAGCAAACTATCCTTGGTAACAAAATCAAAGTCCTTCCCTGTCTCAAAAGAAGTCAAGGTATTTATCAACAGAGCAAATCTAGGTACATAAGCCTTCTGCTTACTCAACATTGACTTGACATATTCCGATATGTCATCAGAGTTCTGCAAGTCTGTGATGTTGTTGAATATCCGCTCCCACTCAATATCTGCTAGGCTATCAAATCGAATGATTCGACTCTCAATTTCTCCAAACTTATTGTACTGCAAGACCTGGTTTCTCACTAGGTTATAGAACTGACTAATATAAGCCTCGTACCAATCCAATATCTCTTGGTCAATCGAATTCTTGTTATAATGCTCAATCTCTTTATCTGGGTAGCTTACAAGCAATCTATCTAGGAATCCGTTGTCTTTGTTTTCCATCGTTGATATCTGAGAGAATATACCAGGCTGAATACCACCAAGCACAGGAATCAATGGGCTCTGCACAAAGCTACTCTTTGCAGTCTTGCGTGTAAGAATCGCTGCTTGGTTAGACCAACAAGACAACCAAAACTCGAGATCAGAACCAGGCTTATACTTATTCATGTCCTTAATCCATCCGTTCAGCTCATCCTTAAATACTGCGATGCCTACTTGGTTTTCCTCGTGCAAATCAGCCAAGGCTTCGACAGTAATATCATTTACTATCAACTGCTTTCTCACAGGCTCCCTAACTTCTTCGACATCCTTCTTTTCTTTTGCACTAAGCTTCTCGTATTCCTTGTACTTCTTGTACTCGTTCTGAAAATGCTTAATCTCAAAGCTATTCTTCTTAGCAATCGGGAATATGATGGCATTAATACTAGGGGTCTTACCTAGTCCTGCCTTGCCTATCAAGCCAATCCAAATGTTGCAAGACTCTCTCCACCCTGTCTTTACCTCTACCTTGCAAGCGTTACCAATGCAGAGCGACAGAAGCCAAAGTAAGCTGCATCCCATGTAGTCAATAGAATGATTAAGTGTTTTCTGATTTAACAGAATATAACTCTGTATTGACTCAGGGAACACATCAATCGGAAATATCAAGTCTTCCTTGGGTATCTCAATCTTCTCAATCTCTACCTTTTTAATCTTACGCTCTCCATAGCCTTCTTTGTACAACTCCTTAGCAGCAGCAGAGTAGTCTCCATTGAAGTACTTATAAGCGTAGATACTAAACGGAGTAAGAGGACTCTCGTGAGGGTAAATCGTGGCCGTGGTGAAGAGATAACACAGTCCAGTATCCTTGTAGATAAATCCATGCAAGGCATCCTTAGAATTAGTTTTTCTTATCACTATGCGGTCAGTCAGGTGCTTTACTGCCGTGAACTCATTTGCAATCAAGTCCAAGACCCTGTTTCTCTGATTATAATCCTCCCAAGGAGTCAATCCGCTATACTCTGTATTTTCCACCTTGACTTCCACCTTGGCTTCATCGTAGTGGAAGTATCGGCATAGGCTAAACAGAATGTCTCTCTCCTCTTCTGTAATCTCCTGGATTTGCTCATAAGACATCTCCGATACTTGGTTGTCATAGATATAGATATAGCCACCCGTGCCCCTAGTTTCAATTAAGGCTTGAGAATGTCCTTTTAGCGTTGCAAGCTTTCTGTTGCCTTCTACCTTAGAGCATCTATATATAATATGATAACCCGAATTTATAGTCTTATATATAACAAACTTTCTATTAAAGTCATCAATATGATCAGATATAAAGGATACAAACTCACCCCAAAACTTCTTTCCATCTTGTATTGTGGGAAATACCTTTAAATCTACATCTATACACTCAACATTATAATAACCAGTGATAATACCGTACCCTTTGGTCTTGGATTCGAGCTTCTCTAATTCTGACTTTTCTATCTTTTTTGTCTGGTACTCCTTCCATAAAATCAGAGGCTTTTTACCCTCCGATATGGGCATTACGCTGAACCCTGAGTTCAGTAAATTGATTGCTCTTCCTAGCGTTACATTCATTTTCGTGTTTTACAAAGGTTTATAGAAAAATGGCATTTTTGGGCAAAAAAGTGTACACAAGTTTACACTTAGTTTACACCTAGTGTAAACCCCCCAAAACCCCCTATACTCTCTAGATTCGCAGATTTTAGGCCGTTTTTTGCCCTAGGTTTACAAGTTTACACTTTTTTTTAGAATATATTTTTTTTGACTAGGTGAAAATTTATTTTTTTTCATTTTTGCCAAAAAGTGTTCAAAGTGTTCACTTATTGCGATTTGAGCCAATGGAGGCCGATTTTGGTTTACACTTAGGTGTACACTTAGTGTAAACTAGTGTACACCCTCCTTCTTAGCTTTTCGCACCCAATGTGAGACTCTGTTGTAGTCTAAATTCAGTTCTTTTGCTATGTCGCAAGTCCTCCTGTTTTCCGCTACCATATTCTCTATTTGTCTAACTATTTTTATAGATAAGCCTTGGAGTCTCCTCTCTTTGGTCAGCTTTAGAATTTCACATATATGATAGTATTTTACACCAGTCTTATACATAATTTCTTTATATGATACACCTTTCTTATATAATTCTAGTACCTGATCCGCAGACTTCAAGTGAGAGCAAGTATTCTTGGCTCTCTCGTTGGTCAACAGATACTCCTTGTATATATAATTATTGACTAGGTTTTTACTAATATTCATTATAGTAGCTATATTCTTATTCATTACTTTAAGTTTATATAGCCTAACTATCTCGTCTTTCTGTTCCTGAGTCAGTGATGTCATACCGCCATTCCGTTCAAATACTCTCTGCATTCCAATACCTTAGCCTTTGCCGTCTCAATTACCTGGGGGTCATAATCGATGTCAAACTCCTTGATACGGTACTTGTCTTCCACATGGGAGTAGCTTACAGGCTCCTCGTAAGTCAAGAACTCTGGGGTGTCCTGAAGGGTGTAAACTAACTTAGCCTTTTTTAAGCCTGTCAGGTGCATATAAACCTGGAGTTGATAGTAGTACCCCATGTCAGGGGAATCGTCAAACAGAGGGAAAGTAAAGCAGTCCCACGAGGTTTTAAAGTCATAGACTATACCCTCGTGAAAACAATCGGGAGTACCTGTGAAGAAATCATCTTCGAAGTGGTCAAGGTTCTTAATCATGAAGTCCTTGTTCGTAGCTACCGAGTAAAACTCGATAGCCGTATCTTCTAGTGCCAATCCCTTCTGGATGTACTTGCTCTTAATCTGCTTCTTTACTCCGTAAATCTGCTCTTTGTACCAATCCTCTAGGTAACTCTTAGTTGTCTGAGACAATGATTCTGTTTTACTCCGTGCGTTAGTCATTAATTGACCAAGGGCACTTGCTCTGCATTTAAAGTTCATGATAATAGAAGTTTTTCGTTTTGTGCTGTAAGAATATAAACTGACTTAATTTGCTCTAAGGTCACCTTGCCATTGGCTAGAGAATCCTTTGCACCGTTCCACTTCACATGAGATGGAGTTAACTCCTCTTTTTTACCACCATGATCGTTGGTAGAATCAGGGTCTTTTGTATCGTCAATTAAAAAGAGACCATTCAGTGCATACTTTCGAGCGTAACTCGATGAGCTTCCGTACGACTGAGCGACATCCATACCCTTGCGGTTGATGTCAATCCCTGCCTGGGCAGTAACTGCTCTACCTTCCGTTCTACCTTCTTTATCTACCTGAATCGCTGCGGTAGCTTCTATGAAGACAAGACCGCCTACTTCTTTCACCTCATCTTCAATAGTCAAGGTACATTCATACTTCAATAGCAAAGGCTTTACCGCTTCAAGGATATCCTCTACGGATCGGTACTTATACTTGCCAAAGGCATTGAATTGGTTCTTTGGAGCTTTCAGCTCGGATTGAATTAGAATTAGTTCTTTCATGATTTTCGTGTTTTAATGATGTACAATTCTCCTATTAACTGGTCTAGTGTTTTTACTAAGTCTTCCATTATTTTAAGTGTTTATACTTGTCTAGTGTTTTCATCTCTGCGTATCGGAAACTAATCTCATCCCAATACAGCTCGAAGGTTTTAAGAATCTCTATTTTTATACTAGGGGGTACTTCCCCGAAGTTCTCTAGTATCCATTGCTCAATTTTTTCCTCTACCATTGTTAATCCAGTTAGTTGATACAAATAGAACCCATTGATTGCCTAATCTCTTAGGCGGATACACCCATTCCTCAGGCCATACACCTGAGCGGATAATTTGGTGAACTCTAGTAGATTTTTCGGTAAAGCCCCGTAGTACACCGTACTCGGTGGCGGTCATCATTTCGTAAAGCATAGTCGTACATTGGCTTCTAGTTGTTCAACAATAAAAGGGTCTAGGATTGCACAGATAACCCGATAGTGGTCAGTAAACCGCTCGTTGAGGTCATCGTACAATTCAAGAGTAAGGGACTTACCATTACCGAAGTAAAGGTCAAGGACAATTCCTTCGTTGGTGAAGGATTCGAGTTCCAGGCTAAAGCCTGATTGGTCAAGGATAAAGTGGTGATCTTTTAACATGATTGTGATTGTTTAGTGTGATGCTAAGGTACAAGAGTCTGCACAACAAATGCAAGAGAATTGTCAAAATTATTTTTGTTTTACACTAAGGGTAATTTTCTGGGCTGAATGGTTTTGTTTTACACTATGGGTTTTGTTTTCCACTACCACCCCAGGAGATTTTGTTTTCCACTAGGTGGTTGAACTGGTTTTGTTTTCCACTAGGCCTATTTTTCCGCCATGTTTTACACTATGGGGTCACCCGCCATGTTTTACACTATGGGGTAGGGTCGGCCGTGCCCATTCGTACCCGTTCGGGGGTCGGCATGGCATGGCAACCTAGCTACCTACAAAGGCAAAGGAGGGCATTTTTAGGGTCTTGGTTGAACGATATATTTTTTTTGGTGTCCTTACATAGCTAATATTTTGAAGGTCTTAAACGGGCTTAAAATAGGCTAAAATTAAGGCTGTATTTTCTGCAAATTGTAGGCCATGCAATCTAGCCCGTACTCAATTGAATAACCTATTTTAAATAAGTCTCTTTCAAGCTGTAGTATGTTAGCGTACGTTTGTTCCTTTGCAATGTATTCAAACAGCAAAGCCCGTAGATCTACGGGCCAAGTTTCAGGATATTCGAAAAGGTCAAGCATTTTCAACAAGTAGTTTTTTTACTAATTTTTTAAGGTCTTTTACCGTGTTGGCCTCAAAATACTCATTGAAGAAAAAGCACGAATATTTCCCGTTGCAATCGATATCGATATACAATTCATACCAAATTGAGTCAAAAATTACTAGGTAGTGCAAGGGCATTACTTTTTTAAATATAGTTTTCATGTTTTTAGCGTGTTTTTAGTGAATTAATAAGCCTATTTTGTGGTTTTTAGTTACCCATTTGGTAGCTACGATATCCAAGTATGAAGAATCCGTATAGCCTTGGTCTTGCATTTCTTCGCTTGAATAGAAAATTTTAGAATGCCTTTCTGTATCCGTGTTAATCAATTCGTCCTTTGTTGATCCAAGGGAAAAAATTAGGTCAAAATTTTCAGGCAATTCTATTCCCCTAATAAACGAATGGCTTTTTGTATAGGCATAAAAACGGACGGACGGATTAAGCCTAGCTATTTCTAGCCATTTTGCAAAGTATGCAGGACTATAAAAGTCCCCGCTATCGTGAATTCTAACATAGGTCTGTTTATCCTTTTTAACCTTTGCTAATTCGTCCGTAATTGTTTGAACAAAATTTTCTTCTTTGCTAGCCTCGTAACGCTTGGTTAAAGCCCTTTCTACATTGCCAAAACGATACATTCCCCTTTTTGCGTAGCAAAGTTTCAAACAAGATCCCGCAAAGGGACACGTTATTTTCCCGCTTTTTTTGTCGTTACCTGCAGGGATTGAAAAATTGAAAATTCTAACATTGAATTCTTTTGCTGTTTTCTGTAGCTTGGTGTTACCGTTACCTAATAAATTTTGAGTTTTCATTTTGTGTCGTGTTTTGTGTTGGATTGATTAAAGTAGTTTTAAGCCTAACATATAGCCCAAAATAAAAATTGGGATTAAGGCTATGATATAATAAATAACTAGCCAGATTTTTTTTAGTGCTTTTTTCATACTGTTTTTTGTTTTGGAGTTAGTGAATAAGTCAAGGCGAAAATCAATAAAGTTCCGCTGGCAATGATTAATAAGTCTAGCATTTTGTATGGGGTTTTGGTTAAACATTAAGTAAAGATATTACAAGCCTTTGTAACTTCAAAGCCTTAAGGGATATTTTTTTTAATATTTATTTATTTATTTTTTTAAACTACCTTTGGTTTGGTTAACCAATTTAAACCGATATTTTTTACAACTTATTGTAAAGCATGGAAAAGAAACAAAGGGGAGGACCACGACCAAACTCAGGTAGGCCGCCAAAGATTCAAGAAATTAAGTTGATTGAGCAAATGGATTCCCTTTGTATCCCCGATAAAATTTGGGAGGCCTTACTTTACAAATGTGAACAAGGGGACACGGCCGCCATAAAACTTTGGCTTTCCTATCGCTTTGGCTTACCCAAACAGCAAATAGATGTAACGAGTAACGGGGAAAAGATAGCCCCGCCGATCCAATGGATTGGGAAAAATATAGCTATCGAATCCGCTAAGGTTATCCAGGACTCGGACTCGGATATCCAGGACTCGGACTACCTGGCATTGGATCACCTGGATAATGATATATAACTACTTGAATACCAAGCTTATATACGCATACCCGCATAGGCGAATAAGCGAGGGGTAGGGTATGTTCGTGAGTGTACGGGAATCGATTGGAAAATGGAATTCCCCAATTAACTAATTTACCCATGGGGGGGTATGTTTCTGAGTGTACGAGAATGAAACGGAAAATGGAAATCCCGAATTAATTAATTTAGCTATGATTCAACTTTTAGACGATTACAAGCCATTATTCTACGAGCAGCCTGACACGAGGTACTATTTGATTACTGGTGGTAGAGGAAGTGGTAAATCGTGGACTTTGGCTTTGTTTCTGCTGAACTTGACCTATGAGAAGGGTCATGTGATTCTTTTCACTAGATACACCTTGGTATCTGCGTTTATTTCGATTATTCCAGAGTTCTTGGATAAGATTGAGATTATGGGAAAGATGAATGACTTTGATGTGACTCAGAGTGAGATTATCAATAAGCTAACGGGGTCGAAGATTCTGTTCAGGGGTATTAAGACTAGTAGTGGAGTAAACACGGCAAATCTGAAGTCGATTGCTGGGTTATCGACATGGGTAGTGGATGAGGCTGAGGAATTGACAGACCCTGAGATATTTGATAAGGTAGACTTGAGTATCAGGGCGAAGGATAACTATAACAGGGTTATCTTGGTAATGAACCCATCGTACAAGAGTCATTGGATATATAAGGACTTTGTAAAGAATAAGAGAAAGGATACTACTTACATCCACACGACTTACTTGGATAATAAGATAAATCTGAGTGAGTCGTTTGTGCAGGCAGCGGAGAAGACCAAGCGAGAGAATAGGGCGAGATATGACCACTTGTTCATGGGCACTTGGTTGGATGATGCTGAAGGGATGTTGTGGAACAGGGCGATTATTGGCAAGGCGAGGGTTGATGAAGCTCCGAACTTGAAGAGGATTGTTGTTGCACTTGATCCTGCGGTGACTGCGAACATGAATAGTGATGAGACAGGTATCATCGTGGTTGGTAAGTGTAAGGAAGGGTTTGGGTATGTGTTGGAGGATTTGAGTGGGAAGTATTCTCCGAACCATTGGGCGAAGATTGCAAACGATGCAGCGTTTCGGTGGAATGCAGATTGTATTGTGGCAGAGAAGAACCAGGGGGGTGACATGGTAGAGGCTGTGTTGAAGGCTCAGGGGACAACCACGAGGATTAAGCTAGTATCGGCTACCAAGGGTAAGTATGTGAGAGCGGAGCCTGTGTATTCGTTGTATGAGAAGGGGCAGGTATACCATGTAGGTTCGTTCCCGCTCTTGGAGAGTCAGATGGTGACATTCGACCCTGATAAGGGGAAGTCTCCTGATAGAGTGGATGCGTTAGTATGGGGATTGACTGAGTTGATGGTCAAGAACCGAAGTAATGGGTTCGTGCTGATAAAAGGAAAATTATTTAGGTAAAATTAGTACTTTTACAAAAAAGTGAGATATAGATGAATCTACTGAAAGCGTTTAGAACTAAGGATGCAGGTTTACCTGTGGCTTTGCAATGGCAGTATATTAAGGGAGTATGGATGCCTTATGATGCAAAGGATGGTATTTACATTGATAAAGCGTATAAGGCTATCCCTGTTGTTCAGTCAGTAGTTTCTAAGATAGTAGAGAAGAGTGCGGATGCTGCTCCGATGTTGTATAAGATTAAGGACAAGCGGTTTGCAGAGAAGTATTACGCTAAGAGAAAGTATTTGAAGAGTAAGGAGAATGCTACCGAGTTGGCGAAGTTGAGGGTGAAGGCATTCGAGTCGGTAGAGAATCATCCGTTCTTGCAGTTGATGGATATGCCCAACCCGACTAGTACGGGAAGACAGTTGAGAGAAGAAGTTGCAGGATATCTGTTGATTACGGGGAATGCGATTGTTTACGCTAGTGTACCTGGTGCAGGAGTGAGAGCTAAGCAGCCGATTGAGTTGTGGAGTGTACCGAGTCCGACTGTGAAGCCTGTGATGTCAGGAGAAAGAACTCAGCCGTTGGCAGGGTATGCGATTACATATAACTTTGAGAATATTATCCCCAACGAACAGATAGCTCACTTCAAGTACTTCAACCCTGTGTCTGAGTGGCAAGGGTATGAGAGTACATTCTGGGGGTTGAGTCCGTTGAGGTCTAGTGTTAGTATTATCTCTCAGAAGAGATATGCTGATGTGGCTCAGGGGTCATTGTTTGCCAATATGGGGCCGAGTGGTATTGTGAGTGGTAATGCAAGACACAGCGATCAGAGTGAGTTGACTGCTGAGCAGGCGGTTGCGATTAATGATTCGTTTAGACAGAATCACATGGGTGCCCACAACGCAGGAGACATTGTTGTGACTCCGAGTGACCTGAAGTGGGTGCAGATAGGCTTGAGTCCTGTGGACATGGGTATCTTGGACTTCAACGCTGACTTGGAGCGACAGATAGCTAACATCTACGGATATCCGTCTCAGTTGTTGACTCCGCAGGGAACATTGGCGAATAGTGAGACAGGTGATACGAGAGTTATCACCAACTGCGTATTGCCGTTGTTGAGAAAGATGGATGATGTTTGGACTAAGATGGTTCGTCAGTGGTATGGAGATAACAGCTTGGTAGTAATGTCTGACACCGATGTTTATCCTGAATTGGAAGGTGATAAGAAGGAGTTGGTTCATTGGATGCGTCAGGCGATGGTATTCAGCCAGGATGAGATTAGAGAAGCACTAGGATACGGAACAATTGTAGATGAGACTCAGGTGTTGGTTCCTACCAACTACATGCCGTTGGCTGACATGAGAAGTGGGGACTTGGAGGTTGATACTGTGCCGAGTGGTAGAAATGTACCGAGAGAAGACGAAGACATCGAAGACGATGATACAGACCAAGATTTTGACTAAGAACTTTGTAGCCGTTGATGGGATAATAACTGTCAAGGCTCAGAGGTTGGGTGAGGAGTATACCTGCTGGTGCAAGGCCGAGGATTATACATTTGAATTCAAGGAAGGAATGAGTACCAAGGATATTATAGAGCAGACTATAAAGCTGCTTTCTGTAATGCCATAACTAAATATAAACACGATGATATCAGAAGAAGAATTCTTGAAGGCAGAGATTGA